ACGTCATATCCGCTGTTATGGACATATTTATCAATTTGTCCCACTTGTTGGATTATACCGACGAGGACAGGCGTGTGATGGCCTCAATGGCGTACGACATCTGTAACCCTTCAGTGGTGATGTTAGGCACCATTGTTAAGATGGCTGGAGTGAATACGTCTGGTAACCCTTTGACTACCATGATTAATTGCGTGGCTAATATGTTGATTAATTGTCAGATTCATGCCATGGTTAAATTTGACGTTCTCCATGGTAAGTACATGGTCGACCATGCCAGAGATTATTCTGGACTTAAGGTAGATGATATTGATTTTAGTCTTAGGAGCATAGTCACATATGGAGACGATGTTGTCGTCAGGGTAGACAAAGGATCGAAGATAACGCAGCCGGCAACCATATATTATGGTAAACAGCTTGGTTACGTCATCACAGGGTCTGATAAGGCCGACACAGTGACTACCTATGCACAGGATTTTGGCTTCCTTAAGAGGAAGTTCAACCTCTATGCCGACCGCGGTAGTGGAGAGGTGGTCATGTGCCTCGCGCCATTGGCTATGGATTCCATATTCAAGCCATTTGTGTGGGGAGATTTTAAGAAAGTTGATATCAATGATCATTATGCTGGACTTATTAAGTCCGCATTGCATGAGTTGGTGCAACATGGGGGAGCTGTGTACGAAACACATGCTCCCAAACTGTGGGCGTTTGTTGAGGCATTTAGTGTCGAAACTAAGCCCAGAAAGAATGCACCGTTAGTTTTTAGGTCGAGTATTAGATCTCGGTTTAAGAAGCCTTTCCTTAGTTGGCAAGATTCCATAAAAGAGAGGTATGGACATTCTTTAATTCGGACCAATGGTGAGCTAACACTGTCCGAGCTCGATTTGATCGAGTTGTAATTTAGCACGGCCCTCCATGGCGATAAACTGGTTTTGTGTTTCGTGCGATAGGCACGATGTTTTCGGATTAGCAGTCCACCATTTCTGTACACAATAGAGAAGACCTACGGAAATTTATTTGCTTTCAATACTAAATATGAAGTGTTAGGGACCATGCATGCATACAATTATGGTCTATGCCCTGGACAAGATTCCAGTGCCTGTACGGGGGGACACCCGTCTATTTGCAGTAACAAGTACCCTGCGAGTAGTAATCGTTGCTTGCCTGAGATTGTGGTTGTGGAGCCACAGTCCAGTGAGACATTTTCCACTAACGTGAGTAGTAGTAATACTCTCAGCCAGAACGTTGAGTTTATGGATGCTAACCCAGCTTATGATTATCATATAGATGGGGCTAGTGATCCCACTAGGGCTTGTGCGGACATGAGTGACACCGAGCTTGGGTCTTTCTTTGAAAGACCCATCCTTATAGGTGAGTATTCATGGGCGCCTGGCATGTCCTTTTACGAGACGTTCAATCCATGGTCGTTGTTTTACAACGATCCACGCAACGTCAATAGGTTGGCTAACTTCAACCTAATGAGAAGCCGTTTGTGTGTTAAGTTTGTCGTGAATGGCAATGGGTTTTATTATGGCCGTTTATTGGCTTCGTACAATCCTTTACCTGACTATGATCAGGTCACGTTAAACAGAGGATTGGGTATTAATGTTGATTCTATCGGCGAGAGCCAGAAGCCTCATATTTACATCAATCCCACGGAGTGCCAGGGAGGCACTCTTTGTGTTCCATTTGTGCATTATCAGAATGCCTTGCGTATTCCAGATGCACAATGGGACGAGATGGGCACTGTTACGGTTAGGGCCCTTAACATGCTCAAAAACGTCAACGTATCCCCTGCTGCGGGTCAGGAGTTGACCGTGTCAGTATTTGCATGGGCTGAAGACGTCGAGTTGTCAGTACCCACTGCTTCTAACCCTGCGACCATCATTCCTCAAAGTCTTGAGGTTGTGGTACCAGAGTCAGATGAGTATGGTGATACACCTGTCAGTGCGATGGCATCCACAGTAGCTCGTGTTGCTGGCAAGCTTACCAATGTACCGTTCATAGGTACTTTTGCCAAGGCCACACAAATTGGTGCGGGTGCAGTTGGTGATCTAGGTAAGTTGTTTGGATTTTCCAGGCCACCGGTGATCGACCCCATCCAGGTGTATGTCCCTCGATATGTGGGGGGTTTAGCAAACGTAAACACGCCTGATGCGGTCAATAAGTTATCTCTTGACATTAAACAAGAGGTTACGGTTGATCCCTCTGTTGTTGGAGTTAGTTCTGCCGACGAAATGAGTATTGTAGGCTTGGCCAAACGCCAATCCTATTACACGACCTTTCCATGGCAGACTGGTGGCAATCCCAGTGCCGGCCCTGGAACTAAGTTGTTTCAGACACAGGTCATGCCGACCGTGTTCCAGACGTTGTTCACGGGACCATCTACTGAGTATCATTTGATGCCGTGTGGTATGGTTGCCCTTCCCTTTAAGTATTGGGGTGGATCCATGGAGTTCAGGTTCCAGGTTGTTTCTTCGAACTTTCATAGGGGACGTCTTAGGATAGTCTGGGATCCTGACTCAATGGATGGTGGAACTTCTTCCACCGGCTACAACACAATGTACACACGCATAGTGGACATTGCAGACATGCGTGACTTTACCTTTAAAGTTGGTTGGGGCAAAGAATACTCCTTCTTACCAGTTCGTAATCCCATGAGGATACGTGATGGTGCTCCCATACCGTCGTTTGCCACAGGAAGTACGGCCCCCAACATTTTGGAGGAAGTGTTTGGGAACGGTACTTTGTCGGTATTTGTGGTTAATGACTTAACCACGCCTAATCCCGATCCCAGTGTTGACGCCAATGTAGAAGTCAACGTGTTCGTCAACATGTGCGATGATGCGAGATTTGGCGAACCTACAGACGCAGCTATGTGCAACATTAGCTACTTTCCTTCTGAACCGCCCACGCAGCCACAAACACTTGAGGTTGCACCCGAGTCCGACGAACAGGTTGCTGCAGTGCAGCTCAGCGCACCTGATAGTACCGACGTGGTCACTTCTGTGGGTGCTGCTGGGAGCACTGATGATCACACTATGGATGTGTTCTTCGGTGAACAGGTAGTGAGCATACGCGAGTTGCTCAAAAGATATTGTCTACATTCTGGTGTCACAACTGGGAAGCTTGACAGCGAGGAATTTGGTACGACAATGAACTTGACACAACCTGATTTTCCTTACTATAAAGGCTACTGTCCCAGTGGTCCTCATGATAGTACCAGTGGTAAGTTTGCATACTGCCATATGACGTATCTGAATTATTTCGCTCCTTGTTATGTTGCTTATAGGGGTGGCATCAGGTGGAAGTATCTTGCTACACGTAATCCTACCAGCAAGGGCGAGCAGCCTTACGCTGTTGACACATTGTCTGATGTATTTGCCAGTGTCACGCGCTTTGACGGAGTTACCAAAAGTTTGACAGCCTTTGGCACTTATATCCCATACCTTTATGATGTGGGGCTTAGTGTGTTCAGTTCGATTGCCAATACCGCAGTTGATAGCAACTTTGCTGATAAGATAGTTTCTAGTTGCGAGTCTGAAGCCAATGGGGCGTATGTTACACCCATACAGCTCAATCCTTCACTTGAGGTTGAGTTACCCTACTATACGAATAGGAGATTCTTCAATGCTCGGCGTATTGACATAGTCGACACGCGCGTGCTTAGTGATGAAAATCCGCCAGTACACGAATTACAGGTAACTGGCAGCAAAAGTGCCGTTCTTGGGTATGTTGCTGCTGCCGAAGATTTCAGTTTGTCATTCTTCATGGGTGTGCCTGTCATGTACTCCTTGGGCAGATACTCGCCCAACCCGTTTCCAACTGCGTCACCCACGTAAGTTGGTTGCACTTTCCAATGCAACGCATAAAAAGATGTGGACATTTGTTCACAATTCAAAAGATCCAGCGCGGGATCTCTCTTCTTTGGTTATAAGAGTTCTTTTAGACGCC